ATAATACTCTCCAACACATCATTGTTAAAATTAAGTTGTAATGACTTAATTAAATCATTTGGTGCTGTGAAAGTACTTTCAGTAGTTGAACTACCGTAGTAAATTTCATGAGTATTATTAAGAATCTTAAAACCACCTCGAATTATTGATCCAATAGTCATTAAAGATCGGATTTTGTTCTGATCCTTATTGAATATATTTTCAATATCTAGGTCTTGGATTTCTTTTGATGCATTATGTAAAATAATGTCATCACTTAAATCCCAGGTTTGAACAATTAATCAAGATTGTTTAATGGTATTATAGATAGAAAGGAATATTGGATTATCTGATAATAAATTTTTATCTTCAATTTCAAATTTACTCAAGAGTAAATCTGGATTGTTAATAATATTATTATTAATTTTCCCAATAATGCCTGCCATTCCTTGTGAAAGAATTCTTTTATATTCTAAAAGAGCTACTTTTTCACCTGGTATAGGATAATCATCATTGTTTACTAATAGTGTAAATAAATTTCTCAATTTATCATAACTATAGTAACCAAAGTCGATGTCCAATGATAGGCCCAAAGCTTTGATCATCATAAGTTTATTTTTATTAAGAGATATAAAAATCTTTTTCGGAGAAAATTTAATTTTCTTTGATTTAGGAATTTTATTATTCTTAATAACACTAAATTTATGATACAATCTAAATAACAACTCTACTAAAGAGTACTTACTTAAATACAGGTTACTTTTAATTTTGAAATAATCATATAAAATTATGAAAACCACTTGTGGATTCATAAAATTATTTATTATTCCCTTTAAAGGAACACCTGTAATTTCAGTCTTGGTTAAAGGTTTTATTCATCTCTTAGCGAACTCATAAGTATCTTTCGATACATGAGTTTTATTAAGAGAAACTTCAACACCTAATAATGATATAACCTTTATATATCTTTCAGCGACTTTATCGTTTTTAATAACGATATCATCACCTAAGATAATATATTGATCAAAATCATTATAACCTTCTAAATATGCACAATAGTGTACAACTAGATGGTGTGTTAAAGTAAAAACTGCCCAAGAAGAATAAGTACCCATTGGTTGACCTGTTGAATATTTAACAATGTCACCCAATGGTGTAGTAAATTTCCTATTTGATAATAAATAACATCAACTACTAGCGAATTTTTCATTAAAAATCCTAACTAGTAATCGACGTTGTAAATCAATAGGAAATCTATCAGTTGCACTAGACAGATCTAAGGATCAAAAGCTATGTTCATTGTCCTCTCATCTATGCATTGGATCTTGAGTAAAGGTTCTGTCGCAAGTATTAAAACTTCCTCTTAATATAAACAAAATTATATTGTGGATTGGTTTTAAAAACAACTGAGTATAATAGTCAGAAATGGCTATTATTCTCAATTTTGCTTCAGGATCTTTAACATAACTCAATACCCCATTAGTTTTTGACTTTTGGGCATAAAGGTTATGATCCCATGCATACTTGTAGGATTTAGAAAAGAAATCCGCCCCGGCTTCATCAGTAATATTAAATATATTTTGCATCTCCTCATAACTATATTGTAATAGATTATGGTAAGATGTCAATGTGGCAGGTCCATCTGGACCAGCTTTCATTGAAAGATATAATAATTTCTTGGTGAAGACAGGAGGTTTTCGATTCAATGAATGTTTCTTAACAAATTTGTTGATAAACCCGCCAGGTATAATGTATTCTCCTTTTGGAGGATCAGTTATACTTGAAAAGTTAGGTACTACTTTAGATCATTCTGTTTTATTAAGAACAAAAGATCTACTAAAATTTAAAATTGTTAAAACAAATTTTAAATTCGAAGTAATACCACTATCAGCAAAAGGCTTAAGAAATAAAAGCTTTTTTTGGTCATCCGTCTTTAGTTAGTCCAATACTCATAGTATTAGTAAGTAAAGGTTTTCCACATATGTACCTTGTACAATGTAGTCGCATTTGCTTATAATACTTAATAGTATGGACAATACCCCAATCTTTAATTCATTTAAATAAATTACTGACAAAGGGTCTAAAGAATTTTAACTCAATATAAGGAAATAATAACATTAAAAGTCTTTTTAAACTTTTATATGTATATTTTTCATATTTGATTTAAAGTAGTTAATTCAATTAACTCGATAACTAAAACAACCTTAGGTGCTACTTTAGAAAGTGGATTAAACTATATATTGATACTATCTTTTCAGATAAAATACCAATACTAGTAAGATCTAAAGCCGATAATATATCTATATTCATCATATAGTATATATTATTGGAGCTTGTCTAAAGAAGTTTAGTGTAATTAATAGAACACCTTATTTTTCAAAGGATTTGAATAAAGCAACCCTCAATTGAGGACTTTACCCAAGACCGAAGATAAATACTTAAGTACTTATTTAATGGTATATTTCACACCAAAGTGAAATATAGTTCTTCGGAACAGTTCAC